CGGGGGTATTGGATCAAAAAATGAAGGTTAATTTCCATTTTCGACTCCTTGGTAAAGGGATCCATCGCTATGACCGAACCATAGCTACACATATATCTCGCGCTATATGTGTCTTGTCTTATTTTGTTTCGCGACGACACGAAAGGTCTCTCCTATCCCCAGGAGAAATGGGACTTGTTTTACGATCAAGTATTTTGATCAACCTACGTAAGAGGAGGTTGGTAAGAATCATTCGGAACAACCGAATTCAACTCACGCAACGTGGGAATTCCAACAAAGAAGAGGGGCGTAAAATCCACGCCTGCCCCATAATGTACTTCCAGAATTGGCCATAAACCATTGTCCGAAGCATCTTCATTTGTTAGAAAAAGGGTATCAATCCGAACATTATCCGGTTTACCTTCCCTAGTAGATCTCAAGTTCTGTGTTGGAACTCCCCCACGAAGAGGAGCCCAGGCGGGTTCAAAACGGAACTGATCATACTGAGGAACGTTAACAGACAACGCTGATTGCGTATTTGCATTAGTTAAAGACTTGCCTCCAAGTCCCCAACCAATATACGGCACATTAGCAGTCCCCACTACAGTAGCGAAGGCTGATATTGTGCTTGGATTGAAAGTTGCTTGCGCTTGACTCCAACGCGTTCGAGATTGCAAAATTGCACTAACCACTAATGGATCTCGAGTTCTTGTGGCAGAAATGGAACACATGGTTCCAGTGACTGTTGCAGGAGTAATAACGTTTGCATGGATATTCATCGATCCACGATATCCAGCAAATCCCCATAAAATGGAGTTGATATAATTCTGAGGAGTAAAATTAAAGGGTGCATTTCCCGTACTCAGAGTTTTAGCGGCCCAAGAAAGACCGTTAACACTATCAAAACCATATTCTGGGGGCAATCGAGGAAATCGATTCATTGCCGCAACAAAACCTTTAGGTATATAGGTATTTGTTGCATTGGATTTTTGTGAGCCCACAGGCTGCATATATCCAAGTGTCGTCCGATGCAATAAAGTTCGTAACGAGGCAATCGATTCTCCAACAGTAATATTTGCCAGATTCTCATCAATGGTAGGTGCACCACCGTCAATTCCACTCTGAATACTCATAGCCGTATATCGCGCGACATCGGTATGAGGAATAGAAAATTGAATATCAGG